TTAACGAACCAGCCAGACCAGAATCAGGATAATCGCGACTAACAGTATCCACAGCGCGGGACGCGTTGCCATATTTTGCAACGTGTCCATCATCGGTGGAAAAGGATTAAGCAGCGGTTGCATATCACGCGGCTCAATCCCTTTAACCCGCCGTTGATAAAGCTGGTTAAGAATATCCTCGGCCTGGGCAGAAGAAAGCGATGATTGCGCAGAAAGGCCATATTTTTGCTGGATATATGCCGATAACGCCGCCAGTTCACTGGCATCTAAAGGTTGTTTTAGCGCCATCTGTAGTGATTCCAGTGTCGGCGTATTTTGCTGGCTTAGCGTCTGACGCGCCTGTAGCCAGGTCACCAGATGGTTAAACAGTTTCGCTGGAATTAACTCGCCATCTTTCACCCCGGAAAGTTCCAGCATCGATTGCCAGATCTGTTTGCTGGGTTCCCCCGTTGCTGCCGCAAGTTTGGTCACCAGCTGTTTGAGCGCATTGTGCTCCGCCGGTAATAAAGGACGGTCGGTCGCCTCGCGCTGCTGTGGTTGCGGAATAACCATCTTCCCTTCCTGCAACAGGGTGAGAATGGTTTTTAATTGCTCCGGTGAGAGCTGATTCAGCGGCGTCTGACCAAAGTTATGACGGATATAATCCGTGACCGCCTGACGATTATTCCCCAGACGTAAATACTCCCCTAATTGCGCTAAAAGCTGGCGGGCAGAATGGCTTTTTTGCGCGGCCAACAGACGTTGCGCCAGATTATGCTCAGCGGCAGGGAAGTGATGCGAAAGCAGCGGTGAATCTCCCGACAGACCAATATCGTGCCTGATACCCGCCCACAGTTCTGCTCTTTGTTGTTGCGTCAGTGAGGTCACTTTCGTCATTAAGCTTTCCAGCGAAGTACGTTGCTGACTGGATAAAGGCTGATTGCCTGCGCCAGACGGCAGGTTATCTCCCTGACCTGGTGGTTGCCCAGGAGGAGGGCCGGAAATAGGTTGTATCATTACGTATCCTTATACCTGAAATCTTCGCAAGTATGCCTGGCCGCGAGATTATGGCACACTTGTCTGGTTAACTCTCGTCTCATACAGGTAACACAAACGTGAAAATCCTTGTTGATGAAAAAAACAAAGATTTAATTTATTGATATAAAAGGATTTGTATCAGCGTATGTCCACGCAGTGACCACATTTTCGAGAGGTAGAGTAAGCCCGCAACATTGCGGGCTTTGTCTTATGGTTCGATCGCCGTTTTGAGCCGTTGTGTTGCTACATCAAAATAATGATCACTGGTTTCTATACCAATAAATTTGCGTCCTGCTTTCAGTGCAGCCACACCCGTTGTCCCTGACCCCATAAAAGGATCAAGGACTGTTCCGCCACTATTCACAGTCCTGACCAGTTCCGCCATTAGTTCTTCTGGTTTTCCGGTCGGGTGCATTTTCTTTGACGGGATAACCGGGAACGTCATGCAGCCGTCGAACGGTCCCGAAGGCGATTTATCTAAATGGCCTTTGCTGCCCCAGACGATGTATTCGCACTGATGCCGGAAATACCCGGTATGTGGTGTTCGTGACCCCCTCCCTTTGTTCCACGCAATAATGCCGCGCCATGTAAAGCCACTGGCCTGAAACGCATCGGTTAAAGCTGGTAGTTGTCGCCAGTCAGTAAATACCAGGGCATAACCGCCCGGCCTGACTGCGCGGTGTGCCTGTGCCATCCATAATTGTGTTCAGTAAGCCCACGAACGGGCGTCCATGTTTTCACCCGCGAACCCATCAAAGCGGTGAAGGTTCTCGCCGTTCAGATATTTTGCATGGCTGCCCTGGTTGGTGCGTCCGGCCTTGTGTGTCGCCCCCGAACTGTAAGGCGGGTCAGTGATTAAGGCATCAATGCTTTCTGGCTCAATCAGCGGCAATATTTCCAGCGCATTCCCACGACAGAGCATGGCATTGTCAGTCTGATAAACCTTAGTGTGTTCCGGTGTATGTGCTGGTTGGTGCTGGATTGCGATCCCCACGGTCATAACTCCTCATGTGTGTGGGGGGCTCGATGGCTCTCGTTATCTGGTTAAGTGTTTTGCAGCGCGGACATTTTATTTCAATGTAGTGAAATGAGGCGCGGGCAAGTAGTTTGTTGCAATTTTTGCATCGTACATTTTGCGTCATTTGCGGCACCTCTTGTGTGGTTACTGCTGCCGATATGATAACAAATCGATCGTTTTTATCGATCGGATTTATTGCATCGATCTGTTATGCCTATTGCTTATGGATGGGGATACCAAAAAGAAAACCCGCAGTTTTTACGCTGCGGGCTTGTTGTTCATGTCTGTGAGATAGGGTGCCTTATCGACCTTACCCTGGCAACCGATTGACGGGGGATTACTCCCCCGTCGCGGTTTCCTTACTGCTTACACTGTAAGAACGCCGCAAACTCCGCTCCCCAGAAGCTCATCCGTATTTCACACAGCGAACCGTGCAGCATCCAGATGATGAGGATTACGGTCACGCAGAACGTGATGGCCGTAAGCGATTTTTGCGACATAGCGCTTGCTCCTTTGTTGGAGAGGCGCTAACCTATCACTTGCTTAAGGTAGATATGTTAGGGCCTCGGTTAAACAGAAATGTTTTCCGGGGCCTTTCCACATCTGGCCTTCGGGTATTCCCTCCGACCATCAGCCGAAAGGCACCCGCGCGTAATCTATCGCTTTTTTGTTGCTCCGGCAATTCTGCCTGTTAATTCTGAGGTAAAGGCAAACTCATCTGATTGTTTCCCCTGTGTGAAGCTGGCAGTTCATGCCACGGGATACCTTCTGAAGAGTGAACGCCGGAGGCGTGTTTTGATGTGAATTTATGGAAAGCTTCCAGTGTTGAGAAGCATACGCCGCATTCCAGATTGTTACACTGGTAATACTTTTGCCGCACGGTGTTTGAATCATTTTCCGGACGACTGGTGCGGATACGGGCAGATGCGCCACAAAGCGGACAACGGAACATAGCGACCTCCCTTAACGTGGTGCTGCTACCATTCTAAGTTGTCCCAATTCAGATTCCAACTGACAGCCCTCCCTGAGTGAGGAGCTATCTATAGTCTTCCCATGAGTTTTCATCGACACAAAATTCAATACCAGCATCCAGTCCATTTATGTGCAAATTAAACTCATCATTGATAAACTGGCCTTCGTCTATTTCAAAGAATAATTCTAGTTCTACTGTAAAATCCTTTTCCTCCTCCTCGTGATTAGATACGGTGTCAAAGGTATAAAATTTTCCATCCTCTTTGTCATAATAGCCGTTTGCGGTATCAGGTCCGCTGGCAGTGACATTAAAACTAACAGTAACATCAAAAGTAATTTGACAACTTTCGTCATCCAAATGAATTATTTTGGGTTCAAATTCGCTTATGTTCGTAATTTCAAAGCTATCAATCTCTGAGTCTTCCCATGTTGAAGAATTATAAGCTTCAGCAGTTTCTAATTCTTCCGTTAATTTTTGTATGATTTCTTCATTTTTGCTTTCTAAAAAACGTTCTATAAATCCAGTTCTTTCGTCATTGTGTTTGTTGTAATCATCTAGTAGTAAGTTTAGTGCTCCTATAATTATGAAATTATCATTGTCTTCACAGTAACCTTTTAGGTCAGGGTCTTCTGAAACCACATAAATTTTTTCATTATCTCCTAGCGCGGAACGTATTGCTAAAAGAGTGAAGGCGTCTCGAAATTCGTTAGGTTTTTTCGCACTAAAGGGGCTTTTTTTATCAAAGTACATGTCTATAACTTCATTGAGGTCCACCTTCGACATATCTACAATAGTTGTGTTTGAGTCCTCCATGAAACCATTAAATGCGCTTAATGCCTTTTCTCGAATGTCTGTTTCATTAATTTCACAAAATAGATTTTTAATATTGTCATCTTCATATTCTTTGAGGATAACAGCCTTTCGTCGGAAATTGTTAATCCCTTTCAATGCTTCTTGTATATGCTCGATGATTTTTCGCTCAACTTCTTTAACTACAATTGTTGTAGAAATATGCCTGAACTCATCATTTCTACATAGTTCTTCAAATGATTTTATAGTTTTTGAGTTGAAGTCCAGGTTTGCTTTTACAAAAAACTCAGTATCAATGAATACATTGCGGGTAACTAGAGACATTTTCCAACTCCTTTTAATATATTAACCCAAATGAGGTAACATCATAAAAGATCACATAGTCACTTATCTTGAGTCAAGAGAATATGATGGCGCTTACAATTTTTGTGACAAGGCTAGATGTCAGACTGTTAAGTGCTATAAGCGAGTTAATATATTTAAGTTGCTCACTCTGTTTCCGCTATCCATTCCGGGATTTTTGCCTCAAGTTCAAGCTGCGTGGTAAAGCCGCTGTTATCAATGGTGTGCTCGGCTTTTGCAATAATCCAGTCCTGATTATCAATCTCGCTTTTAAATCCTGTTACAGTGCCATGCATTTCGGGGTAGAGTTCTGCACGACCACGTGCCAGCGTGATGGAGAATGATGCGGCTCCGCGTTGTAGCTGCTGCCACTTTGCCGCCGCTGCGCGTCTTGCTGCCTGTTCGTTCTGATAAGTCTTGCGTAACACAAACACGTTGCCTTCCGCACCTTCCATATAGTCACCTTCACGGCTGCTGCTTTTCTCCTTTTTCGGTTTGCGGCGTTTCACGCTGACTTTTTTCTTTTTCCCGTAATTAAGATCAAGCCAGTAGGCGCGTACACCCGTATACGCCTCGCGGTCAGCAATGCGGAACTGATGGCGATCGCCGCTGCTGCGTGTAATGACGAACGAGGGCAACGGCTGGCCCTGTGCGTTCACGCCACCACCTGGCATGATGAATAACAGATTACCGCTTTTTACCGTGGTGATTGCGCCCAGCATTTCCGCCATGCGCGTAAGGAAGGACATGTCGCTTTCTTCGGTCTGGTCGGCGTGGTCGATTTCGATATCCATCAGCATTTCGCTGATTTGTGGTTTCAGACCATACCGATGAGCGATGGCGGATACCACACGCTCAACGGTCACATCATGCCAGGACACCTCACGTTTAACGTTAAATTCATCCCGAAAATCTGCGCTTCTGGCTGAAACAGTCAGCCTGTCCGGCGGTCCTTCGTGAGCGATTTCATCAACAATGTAAGTGCCTTTTTCTGTCAGCGGTTCTCCCTTCCAGCCAATGAGAACCGTCAGGCGCGCGCCCCGTGGCGGTAGCTGCAACTGACCATCCGCATCATCCAGCGTGATGGTGAGCTGGTCCGCCTCAAATCCCCGGTTGTCGGTCAGTGACAGGCTCATCAGGCGCTCTGCCACGCCTGACAGCGTTTTACCCTCCGCGAGAATATCAAAATCCGGCACTTTCACGTGGTCTGTGCCCTGACTGAGCAATTGCATGGTGGTGTCGGTCATCTGTTCCCTCCCTGTGCGGCATGGTCGCATGTGCGTGCGGAGGGGGTTACTGCTTTTTGTTGTCGCCGTGGCGGGAGAACGGCGCAGGGGTGAGATTACGCGCGTGGTGGGTGATGATTGTTGCCGAATCATTTAACGGATACAAGGGGCTGAAGCTATGAGTGAAACTCGTTTTCATGGTGCCCGTGTTACGGAAAGTACCGACCTGGTAACAGCGATTAATGATGTTGATTCCAGTGTTATCGGTATCGTGGCAACGGCAGATGATGCGGACGCGGAGCTGTTCCCGCTGAACAAGCCCACACTGCTGACCCGCGTCAATGACGTGCTGGGAAAATGCGGGACTACGGGGACGCTTTATCGTGCGCTTAAGGCTATCGCAGACCAGGTGAGCACAAAAGTGATCGTCGTTCGCGTGGCTGAACACAAAGAAGAAGGCGGTAAGACGCAGGATCAACTGGTTATCGGTGGTTCTGAATCTGACGGCAGCTATACGGGGATGTATGCGCTGCTTGTTGCAGAGCAGGATGAAAGCATCGGATACCGTCCGCGTATTCTGGCCGCGCCGGAGCTGGACACGGAGGCGGTGACAAAATCCCTGTGCGTGATTGCGGGTAAACTGCGCGCGTTTGTGTATGCCTCATGTCACGGCTGTAACACAATGGCTGAGGCGATTACCTACCGCCAGAAATTCAACGAACGTGAGGTGATGCTCTTATGGCCGGACTTCATCGCCTACAACCCGAAAAGTGGCAAAAACGAAACGTTCCCCGCGCCTGCCTATGCGTGCGGCCTTCGTGCGTACATTGACCATGAGCAGGGATGGCACAAATCACTGTCCAACGTTCCGGTTAAAAATGTGCTGGGGATGTCGAGGCATGTGTTCTGGTCGTTGCAGGCCGAAGACAGCGATGCCAACAGCCTCAACAACAAAGAAATCACGACCATTATTCGTCGCAACGGGTTCCGCTTCTGGGGCAACCGCACACCGGAAACGAACGCCTACATCTTTGAGGTGTATACCCGAACCGCACAGGTGCTGGCTGATTCAATTGCGGAAGCGCAGTTTGAAACCATCGACAGTCCACTGACACCTGCGAACGTGAAGGATGTTATCAGTGCCATCAGGGCAAAACTGGATTCACTGGTTACTGCCGGGAAACTGATTGGCGCGGAGTGCTGGTATGACATCGTGGATAACAGCACCACGAATTTACGTCAGGGGCGTGTGCGTATTCGCTACAAATATACGCCCGTTCCTCCGCTGGAAGACATGGAGCTTTACCAGTCGTTTACTGATGAATTCTTTGGTCCCGCATTTGCGGTGCTGGGAGGTGCCTGATGGCTGTACCAAAACATCTTCGCTTTTTTACGCTGTTTGTGGATGGTGAAAACGAAGTGGGTAAGGTGACGTCCGTCACCCTGCCTAAACTGACGCGCAAAACCGACAGCTACCGGGGTGGTGGCATGATGGGTGCGGTAAGTATTGACCTCGGCCTGGACGACTCCGCGCTTGATGCGAGCTTTGTCATGGGGGGCGCAGTTCGTGAGCTGTTCCTGAAGTATGGCGGCACGATTGACGGCACGCTACTGCGTTTTGCGGGGGAATACTACACCGATGATGAAAGCGACCTGTATGAAGTCGAAATGCGCGGACGTGTGACGGAAATTGATATGGGGGAAGCCAAACAGGGCGAAGCCACATCACACACTTACGCCATTAAAAACACCTACTACAAGCTGAGTGTTAACGATCGCCCGTTGTGGGAGATTGACCTGCTGAACTTCATTTACCGGAAGGACGGCAAGGACATTGTGCCCGATCGCATCCGTTCCGCGCTTGGGCTTGGCTGATAAGTAATATGCAGGCGGCGCAGTGCGTCGCCTCTGACTGAAAGGAGTTTCCTGATGAAAGAGACGAAAAACATCGATACCGAAAACACGGTAGTTACTGACACTGTGAAAGAAACCAGTGAGCGTGGTGTAAAACTTACCCAACCAATTGAGCGAGGCGGCGAAAAAATCACGTATGTGGAGATCACCGGGGCTATTGAGCAGGCTGGATCTCTGCGAGATTTGTCGCTGTCTGATGTGCTGAATCTGAAAGCGGAATCCATGTTTACGCTGCTGTCACGCGTGACATCACCGCGACTGGATGAAGTGACGATCAAAAAAATGGCATCCCGTGACTTTATTCAGTTATGTGTGGTTGCCGTAAATTTTTTGAGCGGTGCGGACTCTGGCGGGAAGAACGAACAGGCGACGGAAGCCTGATCACGGTTGTGTGCTTTGAGCACATAGAAGACTTTGTGGCAGATATTGCCGTTATTTTTAACTGGTCGCCCGCCGAAATCTTCATGATGACGCCCGGCGAAGTGGTTAGCTGGCGTGAGCGGGCGGCACTTCGCAGCGGGAATGCAGACAATGAAGACTCTTGATATCCGGGTCGCTTTCAGCGCCGTTGACAGGCTGACCCGACCTGCCGAAAACGCACGCCGCCTGATGGGGCAGTTTGGTGACTCCATCCAGCGAACGCAGGGGGCGATCAAAAATCTCGAGCGTCAGGCGCGATCATTTGAGCGCGCCCGCGACGCTGTCAGTAAAGCGGATGCTGGCATCGTGAAAGCACGACGCCAGCTTAACGCCCTTAATCAGTTACAACGCACGGGTACAGTGCTCAGCGAAAAACAACAAAAGCTGATGCAGCAGTTAAGCACCCGGCTTGAACGCCTGAATGAATCGCGCACACGGGAAATTCAGAAAATGCGGGAACTTGGCGGAGAGCTGAAACGCCACGGCATTTCCCTGACAGGCAGCGATAACACCATTCAGCAGGCCATCAGACGCACCGAACAATACAACAACCAGCTTGAACGCGAACGGCAGGCGCTTGCGCGTGTAACGCAGGCGCGTGAGCGGTATTCGCGCGCGCAGGAAACCGCGGGAAAACTGAAAACAGGTGGTGCGCTGGCAATTGGTGCGGCAGCGGCGGGCGGCTATGCTGCCGGGCGTTTTTTGCAGCCTGCGATCGGGTTCGGCAAAGAGATGTCCCGCGTTCAGGCACTGACGCGAATCGACAAAAACAGCCCGCAGTTTAAGGCGCTGCGTGAGCAGGCGTTAAAACTTGGCTCTGAAACACAGTTTACTGCGAGTGATGCCGCCAGTGGGCAGAGCTTTCTGGCAATGGCTGGTTTTACTCCGCAGGCCATTCAGGCCGCATTGCCCGGTGTTCTTAATATGGCGCTGGCAGGTGGCGTCGAACTCGGCGAGACGGCTGATATAGGCTCCAATATCCTCACACAGTTCAACCTGACAGCCGATCAAATGGACCGGGTGGGCGATACGCTGACAGCAGCATTTACCCGGACCAATACTGATTTACGCGCGCTGGGCGAAACCATGAAGTATACCGGTCCGGTTGCCGCAAAACTTGGTATCAGTCTTGAAGAAGCGGCGGCCATGGCCGGGATGCTTGCCAATAATGGTCTTCGCGGAAGCGATGCTGGCACGGCCATGCGCGCAAGTCTGTCCCGCCTTGCATCACCGCCAAAAGCTGCGGCTGATGCACTGAAAGAGCTGGGGGTGTCAGTTGCTGACGCCAGAGGCAAAATGCGCCCGATGGAGGATGTGCTGCTTGATCTCTATAAGGCGACACAAAAATACGGACAGGTGGACCAGGTCTCCTTCTTCAAGGACATCGCCGGAGAAGAGGCGTTCGTTGGTTTGCAGACGCTTGTTGCGGCGGCTGGTTCAGGAGAGCTGCAAAAACTGACCAGAGAATTGCAGGGGGCAAGGGGAGAGGCCGATCGCGTCGCAAAAGTAATGGCTGATAATCTTGATGGGGACCTGAAAAATCTCGACAGCGCATGGGAAGGTCTTCGTATTCGCATCAGTGATCTGGTTGACGGTCCGCTGCGTTCTGTCACGCAGTGGCTCACGCGGGTGCTTGAAAAAATCACCTCGCTGGCGCAGGCCCATCCGGTACTGACGCGCCAGCTACTGATAGCAGGCGGTGCGTTGCTGGCAATGACTGCAACGATTGGCTCGTTGTCGCTGGTTATTGGGGTGCTTTACGGGAAGCTGGCCACCCTGCGTCTTGGTTTTGACATTCTTACCCGGTCAATGAATGTCGTCAGGGTGTTACCTGCGCTATGGGGAATGGTGACGGGTTCCGTTTCTTTACTGGGAGGCGTTATCGGGGCGTTGTTCAGTCCGGTTGGTCTTATCGTGGCTGCGCTTGCCGGAGCTGCCGTTCTTATCTGGAAATACTGGGATCCTATCAGGGCTTTCTTTGCCGGGGTGTTCAGCGGGATTATGGAAAGGCTGACCCCGTTGCGCGACACCTTTGAACGGTTTGGCCCTGTTTTTGACGCAATCGGAAGCGGGATCAGCCAGGTGTTTAACTGGTTTAAATCGCTGCTGTCACCGATGGAGTCCAGCAAGGAAACGCTGGATAAATGTACCAGTGCTGGCGAGGTATTCGGTAACGTTCTTGGTGGTGCGTTACAGCTTGTTCTGACGCCTGCAAAAATGTTGCTGGATACGCTGGCGTGGATACTTGAAAAACTCGGTGTGCTTCCGGATGAAGCGGAAAGGGCGCGCAAGAAAATCGAAGACGCACAACGTGCGGCCATTCTTCAGGACAAGGTTGCTCTGTTTCAGGGAGACATTGCGAAAATCAATCCGCCGAAGTCTGCGGGAAATAGCAATGGCACCGGAGATGATAAACCCAAAGACAACAAACCTCTCACAGACAGCAATACCGGCACGCTACGCAGACTCAGCAAAATTGCTGATAACACAGGTAAGCTGGTTGATGAGACAAAAAAACGCATTGGCCCCGGCGATATTGTCTTTAAGAACCTGCCCCGCGCACTTGCTGTTCGTGGGGAGTGGCAGGAGCGGAAGATTGCGCAGGTCAGTAAGCCTGCCCCCGCAATTAATATCACACCCGTGGTCCCGGCTCCGCTGCCTCCGGCGCTGGTCCCTGTTGTTGCGGCCAGCTCCCGCCCGGTGGTGGAGGCCATACGATCGCCAGTGGCATCAGTTCCTGCAACTTCCCGTAACCGGGAGCCTGTTGCCTCCGGATTTGGCGGTGAAATTCATGTTCATCTGCATAACGTTGTTACGCAGAATCCCCGCGAACTGGCGAAACTGGTCGGCGAAATGGTCAGGGCAGAAATGGAACGGCGCGCCCGTGCCAGGCGTGGCAGTTTTTACGATAAAGATTGAGGAGTCATGGCCATGATGATGATCTACGGCATGTTTGTTTTTGAGCTGCGCACGTTGCCGCATCAGCAGTTACAGCAAAACAAAAGCTGGCGACATGTGAAAAATGAACGCGTTAACCGTTCAGCAAGCTGGCAGTATATCGGTGCAGGTGATGATCGCATCGTTCTTTCTGGTGTTCTTTATCCTGAGATTACTGGTGGCGAAGTGTCGCTGTCGTTGTTGACCACGCAGGCATATACAGGACGTCCTTGGCCTTTGATTGATGGCGTCGGGCAGATTTACGGCATGTATGTCCTGACCGGAACGAATACGACCCGCTCCGAGTTTGATCGCTACGGTAAGGCGAAAAAGATAGAATTTTCACTGACTCTTGAACGCTGTGATGAGGATTTGCGGGAGCGCCTGCAATCCTCATCGTTCAGCGATATGCTGTCCGGCTTCAAAGATAAGGTGACATCATCCCTTAATAGCGCGGCCAGCTCAGTTAAGGGGCTGCTCTGATTTAACGTATGTCGCCAATTTCCTGATGAAGGTGACTGGCGACTTGCTGTTGTATGTCCTTCTCAGAAAATTGTTTTTGAATAACAAATAACAGGATTTTATAATCTCTTAACCTTATAACATGTGTGGTCTGAAATAATAATTAAGGAGATTATCGTGCTATCTTACTTAATGGCAATTCACTTTGTTTTATTTGGAAACTCTACTAATTTAAAAAACTTCTGGAAACATGAAGTAATTCGGCGGAAACGTATGGATATCTGGAGGCTTTTAAGAGAGAAAAAGCAGCGTAACCGGAATTTCCTTTTCTGGTGGCGGTTGGCTAACGAAATGTATATTAATGGTAATAAATTACATAAGAAAGCAGCCAAAAAGTTAAACAGTAAAATAATTAACAAGTTTGGTTGTGAAATAGGATTGGGCGCAAATATTGGAAAAGGGTTGACAATTCCCCATCATGCTGGAATTGTTGTTCATTTTGCTGTTGATGCGGGTGAAAATCTGGTATTACGACAGAATACTACCATTGGACAGATAGATGGTGATATGCCTAGTTCAAGAGTAAAAATTGGTAGTAACGTTGATATCGGAGCTAATTGTTGCATCATTGGATTATCACGTAAAATTGGGGATAATGTAAAAATAGGTGCAATGTCTTTTATAAATAAAGATATACCATCAAACTGCACATATATAACTAAAAAGAGTGGTGTTGTATTGTATAAATAGAGTACATAAAGCCATCGATATTTCTGTCGATGGCTTTTTCTTTTTATTGTGGGGCGACTGGCCACTCAACATCCGCTGCTACTGTTGTATCAACACGATTCAACAATACCCGATATGTCTTCCATGCAGCCAGTAACGATGCCTCTTCCTCCGTCGCAATATCCAAATCTACGGCATCCTGAAGTGGCGCAATATGCTCACTGGCTACCTGCATCAGGCTGTTTTTTGTTTCTTCTGCCTCCCGTACCCGAAACAGTTTTTCTGCTTCTGCATCTTTCGCCCAGGATGTGCCGTTCCACTTCTGACACTCTCCATCCGGCGACAACCAGGTAACATTTTCCGGTAACGGACCGAGTTCAGAAATAAATAACGCGTCGCCGGAAGCCACGTCATAAACCGTTTTACCCCGATGATCTTCAACGAGATGCCACGATGCCTCATTACTGTTGAAAACAGCCACGAAGCCAGCCGGAATATCTGGCGGTGCAATATCGGTACTGTTTGCTGGCAGACCTGTATGAGGCGGAATGTATGCGTCACCTTCACCAATAAATTCATTAGTTCCGGCCAGCAGATTATAAATTTTTATGGTCCGTGGTTGTTCACTCATTCTGAAATCCATGTTCACCTCTACTTAATATCAGAGACAGAATATTGTTTATTGAGCGTATGGGTGTGAGCACCAATAACGATGCTACTTCTGTGGCTATGTGCGCCAGAGGTGACATTACCTACGGGATTTTCTGGATTAATCCGGTGTATATGCGAATCAGGGCGAAACCGGTTATTAGCCTGATGTTGTATCAGTACATCATCAGCCTGATGTTCAGGGTTAATACAGACCTGCCCGGAACGTGAGCAATACGTCCGATAATCGCCGCATCCAATATATTTAGCATCCGCATAACGGCAAACAGAATTACCCGGACAGTATGCATATGTGCCAAATACTGCCGACTGGCGGGATTGTGCGTATTCCCAGTTAATTGATTCTGTTTTTTTATTAAAGTTATCCCAGGCCTGCTTCATCTGGCGGGCAACACTTTCAAACGGTACCTGACCACATCCAGCCCCCATCGCAGGGAATACCACCGTCTTTATTTTCCTGTCTGTCGTTGCGTTTTTATTGTGCTGAAAGATGGCAAGCAGAGCGGCCCAGGTTGCGTTATATACAGCGTCTGTTCCGTCAATTGTCAACGGAACACGCATTGTTGGCGCATGTACCAGCCAGGGGTGATGATTATGCCCCGTTTCAATAACAAACGCAGATCCTACAGGCTGCTCGCCTAGATATTCACGAAGAATATGATTCTGAACGCGGGACTGTAACTGAGTACCGAAGAATGCGGTAATGGCGGCATCAACACCGCCATCCATCAGGCCGAAACTATTTGCCGCACTTACCATACAGTCAAATTCTCTGATTGTTTCAAATGGCTTTCCGACAATATTCACATTATCTGCGTTTGCAAATACCCGCTTAAATGCTTCAGCCATTTCTGTTACTGGTGCAGAAAGAATGAGCGTAATCATGCAAGCCTCACAATATAGTTAAATGCGATGTTTTTGACGGTGTTTTCCGCGTTACCAGCAGCGTTAACGGT